CCTAGTATAGTTGGAGTTGCCATAGTTGTTTCCTTACGCTAAATATCGGTTAGGGTCTATTTGCTTACCCTGGTTAGGATTACCAGTGCGGTCTTTACGCACTCTTTCCATCATACTGTATAGATTCTGCGCTCCTGCATCGGAGTTACCATTACCCAAGTGACTTACCACATCTGCGGGTATAACAAACTCACCATCACTTAAAGCAGCGGGTTGAGAGTTACCTATCATAGCAGGAATATCATCTGCCATACCATCCGTAGAACCACCTAAGTAGTACTGATTTATTTCTCCACCTTGAGCATAGTTTCCGCTTAAAAGATTGGCTTCGATGTCGGCTGCGGTAATACCGGGGAATTGATCCTGATAATAAGCAGCTACGTCTTCTGCGTCTATTTCGTTGTTAAGTAATAATTGAGCAACATCGTCGGCAGTAAATTCAGGTGTAAGTTCAGGTGGTGGAGGTGGAGCTACAGATGCAGCAATCTGTGTATCTTCAGGTATAACACCTATATCTTCAAGTACGTCCAAAATACCGGGAGCTGAATCAATTTCCGCTTGTATAGCAGCAGCGTCATTTCCTACTCCTTCTAATAGGGTGGTAGCGTCACTTTGTGCAGTACCGGCAGCTATCTGATCTGCTGTAGCTCCTAACGCTAATATTGCTGCTTCTCCTGCCGCTAAAGCTTCGGCTTGATCTACCCCTGCATCCATACTAGCTTGTGAAGCATTAACAATAGCTGCTATCTGATCTTCAATACTTGACTCAATAGGTGCAGGGTCAACAACAGGTGCAGGGTTAACGGTGTCGAAGCCACCTATATCTCCGGTAACACTTATCTGTTCAACAGAGTCAGTATCAGCAGCAGGAGGTAACGCATTTCCGTCTGGCCCTAGACCCAAAGCTGCAAGATTAGCTGTAATATCCGCAGCACTAAAATCATCGTAGAGGGCCGCTAGAGCGTCTACATCAGTAGCACCGCTGGTTAAAGCGCCGATTACTGTGTCTATATCATCGGGAGCGTAAGCTCCTGTTGTAGCGTCAGGTTGAAAAACAAGGTCTGAGCCAGTAGTTCCACCTGTAGTTCCACCTGTAGTTCCACCTGTAGTTCCACCTGTAGTTCCACCTGTAGTTCCACCTGTAGTTCCACCTGTAGTTCCACCTGTAGTTCCACCTGTAGCAGGTGTAGCAGGTGTAGTAGCAGTGCTAGTGTCCGTTGGGATCGCACCTAAGAAAGAATTAGCTAAGGCTATATTGTCTGCTTCTTGAGCTGCCAAAGCTTGTGTATATGCAGCATTTTGAGCCGCTATCTGCTCTGCACCTATGATGGCAGGAAGTCCACCCTCTGTAGTGCTAGTTGGTGTGTACTGAACATCTGTAAAGTATTGTCTTCCTGCACCACCGGGTCGTCTACCAGTGTTATCAAAAGCATTGGGTACTAGCTCTCGTGTTGCTGTGTAGTCAGGAATACCGCCCTGATAGCCTAAACTTCCTTGAGACTGAGTGCCTCCACTCATACCTAACAATCCACCTAATCCACCTCCAATAAGACCAATTAAGTTTTGATTATCAGGGTCCCCTAGAAAACCCATAACCTTACTACCAAAACTTTTTGACTCAGGTGGACCATAAGACGCTCCCGGTGCTAAATCATAAGTATCGTTCGCGCCGCCTACTAATTTTCCAGTATTAAACTTCTGCACAGGTCCGCCTTTGTTATATATGTACGGCATAATATCCTCGTCTTCTTTATTAATGGGAGGAAGAATACTCCCCGCCATATCATATAAGTAATCTATGTCTACTAGCTCGCCTGGGCTTGTTTGTACTATGCGCTGCCCAGCAGAAGATGTACCAAAACCACCACCACCACCACCAGCCGATCCATCAGAAACAGAAGTTGTAGCAGGGGTTTTAGGTGCTGGCGTAGCTTCATCTGTACCTGCATTAGTACGGGGTATAGCAGCGGGTGTTAAATCCCCAACAGTGATAGGGTCACTCATATCCCCCGTAACATTTATCTGTTCTAACGCACCCGATTCAACCTTTGGTCCTTCTCCAAGGTCAACGCTGTAAGCAGTGGGGGGAACTACTGCATCTTTTACTGTGTTTAATTGTTTTATACCGTCTTCTACTGCATCAACACTTACACCTAGCTCTTCAGAAGCTTGTCCTACTAAAATTTCTTTAATTATATCTTGGTTTATTATTTCATCTGCTGCAACTTTACCTGTAAGAATTCCAGTAACCCTGTTTAATATAGCGTCTAGCCCAGCGTTTCCGGTCGTCGCTCCTGTTTGTGTACCACCGGGCGTTGTGCCTGTACCTATTACTGGACTACCGCCGGTTTGCCCCCATACTACTGTACCGCTTTTTTGTATAGGAGCGCCGATTATTTTAGTAGGATTAGGTAAATTTAATATTTCAAATACTTTGTCTATGCCTTCTCCAACTTTTGTACCTACAGTGTTTATGCCGCCTTGAACTGTTTCTATTCCTTGTTGAGCTACGTCTATCCCCGCATCTAGTATGCTTTGAGGATCATTAACTGCCGCTTCTTGTTGTAGCCCTATGTCTTGCAGGTAATCTACTATGTCTTGGTTTTGTTTATAGTCGTCTTGAATTGTAGCAAGGGCTTCTTTAAGTTGAGAGGCATCTCCTCCTACAGCTTCAATTTCTTTTATACGTCGATCATAATCAACCGCTGCCATCAAAGGGTTATCGGTAAAACCATACCTAAACTGTGTTTGACCTCCAGGTAATCGACCTTCTTCTATAGCAGAAATAATTGCATCTGTGTACTGGGCATCCGTAACCATTCCGAGTTCAGGGTTAGCTAAACCTGCTGCGGTGTTGGCAAGAAAACTACCACCGCTAATACCACTTCCACCAACATAGCTACCGTCGGTAAGACCATCAAATTTTTTAATCTTATTACTCATATCCAACCTACGGTGTTGGTAGCGTTTCTGGTAACGCTGACACAAAAGTTACGGTTACTAGGGTAGACGGTACAGCAGGGCGGGGACTTGCAGCCGCCTGATAATCAACCGTTATGTTTGTATCGTCTGTTGCCCACATAAGTTCTATATATTGTCCTGCTTGTATGTCTATTGTAAAACTGTACCCAAAGTCATCTACTCCACCTGACCCTGATACTACGTGCAGTCTACCAGTATTCGCTATATCTACCCCACTCCTACGCACCCAGAACGACACTTCTTTTGCGCTAGCACTACCGCTAGTAAGTTCCACTGAGAGTTCAAAGTTATAAACTCCTGAGTGAGTTGGTGTAATCCTTGTCTTTGGTGTCCCCGTTATACTTATAGCTTCATCTAAATATGTATTCTCAAACTGTAACGCATATGCTGTGTTTATAATACCGGCGTTCTGATCTGTAGTAGAAAAGAACTTTGCATTGGGAGACTCTATAAACCGGCCTCCGTACTCCCCAAACACACTGTTTACACCGCTCGATAGCAAGTTAAAGAAGAGACGCAAGATGTTGTTTAGTGCATCAAGGTACTCTTTTACCGGTCCCGCTTTTGGTACAGGTAATGCAGGGACTTGAACTTTCTGTACGAGCCGCTCTGCCACTAGCCTCTCCTGCCGTCAGGACGCATCTCCAATCGTGGTATGCCTAGCTTCCAGGCTACACCTAGCGCAGTGGATTCTAGTTTAAAAGTTAGTTGTCTACCTCGTACACGAACAAACACTTGTCCTGTAAATTGCTCAATCGGTACAGTGGCAGAACGAGTTACCGTAGCGTTGTCTACGCCACCCTCAGATGTAGGGCTATAGTAACCAGAACCAGAGTTTTCCATAGGTAGCAAAGTCATTACAGCAGCAGGGCTATCGGCTGTAGACCCCTCAAACGTTATGTCAGGCAGCATTTTATCTACGAACATAAACCGACTACCCTCGTCCAAATCAAACTGAGACGAGACTAAAGTTGCAGTAATAGCACTAGCACTTGCACCTTCCTGACTGTCGTAGCCTACTTCATGGTTAACTAAGTTGTTACTATAAGTAGCAGCTAGTGGGTTTTCTCTAAGATCAGAGTCTATCCAAGCACTGCGTGATAGGTTCCCGTAATACCAAATATCCTGTAAATAGTTGTACACCACATAGCGATCATTCCGTGTAACGCCTTCAGAGCAGTAAAACCACCATATCTCATCAAACCGCTCGTTAGTGCCCGCTACGACTTGTGCATATTGACTGAAGTTAAAATCATTAAACACGTAGCTTCGTACACTACAAGGTAGAGTTTTAACCGTACCATCGTACATATAGAACTTGTCAGTACCCATCCAGTATGCAGTGTTGCCTGAATAAGCTGCTGCATTAGGACCAGCAATCGTTATGTTATCGCCAAGTAACTGAGCACCCCACACCTCTGGCGCACCTAAATACTGCATACCGTACAGTGCCGTATCCGTCCAAACCAGGATCTCTTGTCGTGCTTGTAGAGCTGTAATAATTTCACTGCCCCTAGACAAACGTAAACTACCAGCTTGGTTAGTTGCCGCAGGAGTCCAGTTAGCTACGTCCTCTTGGTCAGACCAGCGGATTAACATAGGGTCAAGAGTGGCACTACCCGATGCGTTTGAGCCGAAACATATAGCAAATCGGAAGATGTCTGATACAAAGGTCTTGTTAACTA